TTTATACTTCATATCTACTTATACTCCTTCTAATGGTACACACAGGTTCACCATGATAACCATTTATTTTATTTTTACTTATACATAATGTTCTTATTTTATTTTCTAAATCACTGTTAGAGTTTCTACCTATACCAATAATTAAATCAGCTTCGGCAGCTTTACCAGTTTTAGAGTTTTCCATTTGGTCAAATGAAATACTATTTCTATTGTGTGCATCTGCTGATGCTTGTGATATTGCAATCACTGCACAGTTTCTTCTCTTTGCTATCTCTCTTACACTTGTATATATCTGTCTTAACTTTTCATCTGTTCTTGCATATGTGCCAGTGACATTTACTTTATCTAGCTGATCTATAACTATAATATCTGGTTTATGTTTTTCACAATGTGCATCTACATCTTCTATTGACCAATCAACTGTATCAAACATATGTAGATTATCTTTTATTTCACTCCAAGAATTTTGTGCAATATCTACTTCTTGCATTATCTCTTCTCTAGTCATACCAGTATAACAAGATATAGCCCTCATCTGTGTTCTTATTGCAGGCTCTTCATTTATAAACGCATGTATCTTTGCACCTTGTTCTGCAAAACCATTTGGTCCTGCACATAAGCTAACCCAGAATGCTGTCTTACCTGTTTCTGGTCTAGCAAATGCAATCATAAGATTACCACCACCTACACCACCTATATTTTCTTTTAGTATTGGTATATTAAATTTCCATTTAGTTGTTACATTTAATAAATCTATAACTTCGTTTACATTTTTTGTAACTGCAGGTGCTTTTTCTTCATTAACATTTTGTTTATGTTTTTCTATCATACTAATTATTTCATTAAAATTAGCATCTTTACCATTAAATATTTCTGTAGATTCTACTGCTATCCTTTGTGCTAAATCTCTATCAGATAGTATACGAATTATATCTTTTGCTATTTCTTGACTTGGTTCTTGTACTTCTTTTATATCCTCTACTAACTCACTAAACTTTTCTTTTGCAGCACGGGTAAGTGCAGGATTAAATATTGCAGTATGTAAAGAATATAACTCATCAACTTTTATATCTTCATCATATTTATCATGTGCCTTTTGTATTGTTTCATACAAAGAACTTATATCTCCTGCAAATACTGTTGGAGATAATGCACCTTTGTATTGTGTGTAAAATTTTTTATTAAGCATAAGCCTAATCATTTGTTTTTCTATCATAAAATATCTCCCTTATCTGTTCTGTGTTATAGTATTTTAAGTCATCTTCTAGTGGTTTAACAATTATATTTTCAAATCCAGACGATCTTAAATCTTTTGCCATGTCATATGCTTTTGTTGTAGCATCTCTATCTAAACATATATATAAATTTTTATATGGTTGCAAATGACTTTTATGTATTGGTTTTAATTTTGTACCCATGATAGCTATACCAGTTAATACATTTGATACTGCACAAGCTGATGGGCAATCTTCTACAATTACTGCATCATTACATTCACCACATTTAAATGGAACATCTTTATTACCATACATATACCATTTAGGGAAATCATTTTTATTTAATGCTCTACCTACTGCACCTACTATTTTATGTGACACTCTATTTTTTATTAAGAATACAACTCTATCTTGTTTTACATCATATTTAAAATCTGCTCTACCCCATGACCAAGACTCCCAACAATTATTGTTTGATAACCAACGCATAGCTTTTTCATTTGAGTATATTGATTGAAAGCTATCTGGTATAGGAAAGTCTGAGTCTTCTATATGTAATTCTTTATTACCATGAAATACTCTCTCTACATAACGCATATCTTTTTCTCCTTCTTTTTTTCCTTTTGCTTTACAAGATGCATGAAAGCAATACCAACCTATTTTATTTTCTGTTGTATCAATAGACAAAGTATTTTTACCATTACAGAATGGACAATCCATTCTTATTTGAGAATCTGGTGGAATAAATAATCCCTCTACTACTGCTAGTTGTTGTTTGTAATTCAAACTGAAACTTCCTCGTATGTAAGTATGTATTTATTTTCTGAATGAAATGTATCTGGTTCTACCTTTAATAGTTTTTCGTCTAGGTATAGAGCTGTTTCATTTTCTACTTGCTCTACTGTTGGTTCTTCTTTGAAGCCTATTATTCCTGTTGCGAATATTCCCATGCCTCTTAGTATTATTTTGTATTTTTTCATTGTCTATTTCCTTATCATAGTTTTCTTTATTTGTCAAGCGATTTTCTTTTTTTATTTTTGCGTAGTAACTTGGGTGTTTAAATTCAAACATCGTATGTGTATGTATTTACAATATCCATATCAGTTAAGTCAATGGTATATTCTTTTTCTTTTATTTTAAAATTAATTTGATGGCAATAGTTATCCATATATGGTGTAGATTCATCTATTGCACCACCTATATTTTTTATAGACTCTTCTAATTTTTCTGCTATATCTTTTGTAATCATTTACTGACTCCATTTGTTACGATTTGTTTTACTATTGTTGTCCAAGGATTTATATTATTTTTATTTGTACTGCAAGAAACTAGGCACAAAAAAAATATTACTAAACTAATCTTTGCTATCATTTAATTCCTCCCAACTTTCTCCTGCGTACTCTTTGTACCACTCATCAAAATTTGCTAAAGCATAATCATACATAGCCATTTGTTCATAGTACCATTTACTTAAGTTTCTTCTGTTTTCTTTCATATCATTTTTTAATTGTTGTCTAGTTCCATAGACACTATCCAACATATTTTTTTTAATACTGTGGTCATAGCAATTACTCATAGCCTACCTTTTCTTTCTTTTCTTGTTTTATATGGTAGTTTATATTTACAAAAACTAATATTATTTTTTCTACTTTTCCATTCTACAACTACTTCTTTTGCGTCACCTGCTTTTGTATTAAAAGATATCATAGCTTTTTTTAGACTCATAGCTTCTATATCTTGTGACTTATCTTGTGTTATAAATTTATATGTTATCATTTATTTCCTTTTCTATGTTATATATTGTGTTGTATGTATTGGCTTGTAACTTACCGACATCTAATGGGTCACAGTTTACAAAGTCTTGTATAACTGATATTGCTACATCTAATGTATCATCATACATTAGCATTGGCTCTTTCCTAAATCTTAAAGTTAAAAACTTTTTTATTTTTTTCTTTGATACTCTACTACTCATTAATGCTCCTTATAGCTTACTTGTTTGATTGAACGACTCCAACAGGCACGACAACTACCACACTCACCATTTTGTTTTGGTGCAGGACATTCTCTACCTACTGCAGGTTTATCTTTGTGTACACCAGATGTCCACTTCCAAAATTTAGGTGGTGGACTATCTACTTTAATTGCTGATACACGCAAACATAAATTTTTTGGTACATCTTCTTCTTTTACTTGGTCTACTATTTTATATTCTCTAGTAGCCAACCAGTATTTTATATGTGGTGTAAGTTCACACACTTCAAATATCTTCATCAAATGCGAATAAGATTGTATATCTCCAGAGTCAAACCATCTGTGATAAAGCCTTGATTTATCTAGGTTTTTATACTTTAGGGTCAATAATTCTGCCATATAATCTACCCACTCAACCATTTCTATTGCTTCATATCTCTTTTGATACATAGCTTTTACAACTGGAAATACATAGCAACCTTTACCTGCATAACATTTATTACAGATAGTTCCCTCTTGTTCTGCTAGTATGCTACCAGTCTTACAATATTGTATTGGAATACCCCACGCATACGAGGGCATTTTACTTGGATTAGATAGTGTGCCTATCTTTTTTTCTATATTTTTTATTTTCATATTACCAACCTTTCAAAAAGTAATCGTATATTCTATCTGCTACTCTTTTTCTTTTAAGTGCTATACATAGTGCAACCATATAGCCTACATCATATGTAATATTAGCAAAATCGTCCATAATATCTTTGTCATTTTTTAAATCAAAGAACATACTCCTAATAGTATGCATAGTTTTTTTCTTATTCATATTAATATAACTCCCACAATAAAGCCAACAATAAACCAAACAATCTCTGTTCGATAATACAATGACCATATACTTATTTTATTGATTATTTTTTTTATATCTTCCATTCTAATTTCCTTATTGCAAATCTTAACTCATCTTTTGTTATATGTCCACACTTGTATCTATCAGATAATTTATTATATAACTTTTGTATATGATCTCTGGTTGTACCTGCGTGGTCACAAGCATCAGAACAACTCTTGGTATAGAACCAGTTCCTTGCCTGTTGTATCTCTGCCATAGATAGATTATGACCCATACCTAATTCAAAGGCATCTTCAAATGCTTGTTGAATAATACCAAGCCATATTCTCTGCTCTGGTGTCTTTTTCTTTTCTTCTTTTATCGCTTCCATATGTTTTACCTTACACTATTTTATTGTTAAAGTCAATGTGTCACATTGTTTTTTCTGCTATTTTATGATATAGTGTCCTGTCGTTGCAGGGGGGTTAGTATATATCATTCAGTATCATCTCTCTTCCATTTTCTACCTAATAGATATTCTAAGTTTTCTTTTCTTTTTCTTTCTTGTTCTACTTTGTTAATTATATAGTATGCGATTATTATACCTATAAAAAAGGCAATCATATTAAATAAAAACATACCTAGTCCGTGATAAAATGTCATATTATTTTCCCTTTCTTAAGGTGCATACTATTGTTGCAACAAGTATCATCTAAAAATACTCCGAAGATTCACTATTCGCCACAGATACTTAAATATATTTTATTCATATCTGCCCTACTATATGTTATATTTTTATCAACCATACTAATAAATAATATACACCTAAAGAAAGGCTAGGCGATCTCTCGCCTAACCCTCCA